TCACCTGCTGAAAATGTATATGTAGTATCTGTAAGTGGTACCCAGTTGGTACCATCATTTAATTCAAATTGGTTATTATTATATCTAATTGATTCTGTTCCTGTTATAGTAACTGTAGTAGTACCCGATACGTCAGCAGTTGCAGTAGTAATATTACCTGCTCCAGCAATTTTTAATGTATTGTCTGGTAACATAGTAGTTGTTGCACTATCGTCACCTGTTATAAACCAATGATCGACGCCGCCAGTACTAACAAAAGTTGTACCACCTCCACCTTGTCCAAGTAAAGTTTGTGTATCTGTTAAATCACTAATATCTGTAGGTATAGTAGGTTTGTTTGAAAGATCCGTATATGATCCAGTAAAAATATTTGAGCCTAAACTTACACTCGTGGCTGTTATATTATTAACACCAATTAATGAAGAATTAGCTAAATCTAAATTATCGCCTATTGGCAATTCTTTTATTTTATTGCCATCCGATGTATCTACTACTAGTGGTATCCTATTTGCCATATTACTGTTTCACCTTTAATGTTCCGCTATCGTTCCATAATTGTCCAACTGCCAATCCTGCATCTGATGTAGGTAAATTTGACAATGTAACTGTTGAAGATGTTTTTAATGTAGTAGTTTCTACGGGACCAACAACTTTTCCATTAACTGCATCAATCATAACTGATGAATCATCAGCAAATACAGAACCTTTAAAGTCTGTAATTAATGAGCCACCTTCTAATGCAATTATTCTAGTGTATGCGTCAGTAAAATTGTCGTTTACTTTTGTAAACGCCGTTCTTAACGGATCGCCATCACCTTTGTTTGCACTTGTACCTACATTTATAATTTGTTGTGCCATTATACTCTACCTACCACCATTTCTATTACACCAACACTTGGGTTCATATGATCTTCTAATGCTTTACCTAATACTGTTCCAACTCTAGGATCAGGACTAGATGAAGCGTGTCCTCTAACACTACTTGTTACTAACATATCACCTTTTCTACACATTCCAGTAACTTTAACTTTAACTCTACCTTGTAAAGCAATTGGTGTTCCACCTTCTTGTGCTGAATTCATTAAGTATGCTGGTTTGTCTGAAACAACTCCAGCTACTCTTGTATCTTCAGATAATTGAGTAGTTGTAACTTCTTTATCTCCGCCGAATATAACAACTGTACCTATTTCATAATTGTCATCTGCTGTATAATTTTCCGCCAAGTCAGCATATAGAGATCTTGTTGCTGTTCCATCAAATATATTTGCGTACATTGTATTATATCTTCTACTGGAATCACCAATATTAAATGTCATATTGGCATCACCAGGAACAATACCTTGTGTTGTAACTAATAATGGAACTGATCCATCAGCTACAATTGCCACTCTTCCTTCAGCACTATCATCAGTGTCTGACACGTATGCACTACTTTGACCTATAGCTATTCCTGTTGGATTGTTTGCTTTTCCTGTAGATTCAATAAATTTAGTGTATATATGATCCACTGCAAGAGCGCCATCACTAGCACCTTGAGTATTACTTGCTGATGCATCTGCACCACCTATATCTAATCTTCTACCAGGAAGTGAAGTAACTGTATTAGCCTGTGTACTTCCTATACCAGTAGCAAAATCTATTCCACCAGGAGTTGTTATATTAAGTGTAGATGCGGAACTATCTAATGCAAGATTACCATCTATTTTTAATCCTGCTAAATCCGTTACACCAGTTGTATCTGTTTTAACTATACTATTAACTTCTCCTGTTTTTGTAACGTTAGTAACTTTGTAAACACCAGCACTTTCTTTTATAAGTGTTTCACCGGGATCACTAGCGGCATCTAATTCTGTAGTAAAGTCAGCATCAACTACTGCTCCACCTTGAGAAATTATATCTGAAAATGTAACTGCATTTACGTCACCAGTACCTGAATCAGTTCGTCCATATGCTTGGTATTGATCTAATTGAGGTAAATCAGCAAAGTCTATACCAGAAGAAGATAATTCAACCCAACCATTAGTAACTGTAAAGTCACCTGAATCAAAACTTGCAAGTCCTAAATCTGCTTGACTAATTCCTGAAGCATTTGCTCTTGAAGTTGCGGCATTCATATTCAACTTACTTTGAGCTATTGCGGCATCTGATTTAACATCTGCATTAATAATTACATTTGATGCAATATTAAATGTAAGTTCAGTTTGTGTTGCAGTTCTATTTGCAGTCATTTCTACATCTGAAGCTGTAACAACTGCATTACCCATTTCATTTATTGCAGTATCTATAACTTGAGCAGTAACTCCACCACCAGTATCAATTGTATCTGCTGTAGTAAATTGTGTAGGACTAGATGTCCATGTGTAAGTAATTCTTGTGGCATTAACCGCTCCAGGTAATACAAGAACTTCTACATCTACAATTGTTCCTGTTGCACCAGTTACTGATCCTGTAAAAGTATCACTAACTGCAAAATTTCCACCAACTGCAGGTACAGTATACATTCTGTATTTGCCATTGAATATTAAAAGTTGTGCTTCAGCTAAATTTCCAATATTAACGTTTCTAATATTTTCTATTTGATCTGTTTCGTATATAATATTATCTACATAACTTTTTGTAGTTGCATCTTGATCCGAAGACGGATCTGATAAACCTGTTAATTTAAATCCACCAACTGCCATGTGATTTGTAAATGGAATAGAACCGTCTCTAGCAATAGTACCTGCTCCAATTGGATTTCCTACTAAAGTAGTTGCATGGTCAAAACCTAATCTTCTATTAACATATTCTCTAACAGCTGATTCTGTTGGTACACTATCAGTAGAATTGTCTACCATTGAACCATCTGTACTAAATTCTGCTACAACAACACCTCTTTTAAATCCTATACCATCTAAATTACTAATTGCAATTGCCGCCGCAAATGAAACTGTTCCTGTTGCTTGATCAACTGTGAAATATTTTCCTACTCTAAAGAAACCATCTTGGTCAGTACTAACATAGTAAACTCTACCTTTTAATTTTTCAACAGTTTCATTAGTTTGAGATGATGCCGTTGTTGCATCACCATAAATTACATTAGGGAAGTTTGTAGTATTAAAACCACCTGTTCCAATATCTAAGAAATCATGATTTGATGCTCTTGCTGTTGAAACAAATACAGTAATTGAAGCTGGTTCTGTAGCAGACAATCCAACTCTAAATGTAGGAGAACCTCCATCTGTTGCCGCATATCCAGTCATTGCACTGTGAATTCCTGCGCCTATTGGAGTAGGATTAATATTTGATACATCTGTAATTTCTACTGTAGCATATGTTGTTCTATCTACGTAATTTGCAACTTTGTGAGTTTTACCATCCCAACCAAATGTCATATCGCCATTGTTTAATCTTGCAATATCTGCCGCTTCTGGAATTGTGTTAATTGCAATTACAACGTCACCAATTGTGTGACCCATTGTTGTTCCTGAACCAGCATGAGTATTATTTTGTGCTTCAGTTTCATTAAGAGACATCTTAACATAATCGTAAACGTCATCAAAAGCAATTAAGGCAGTATTAGCCGGTAAAGCCACACCAACTGGATTTGATGTTGAATAAGAAATACTTCTGTAAGTTATAGTACTTGTTTCATCAAATACTACAGCAGTTGTTGGTTTAGAAGGTGCTGTATTATTAACATCACTAAAGACGAATTGAGAATTTGCTCTAATTGTTACTGTTTGATCATCTGCAAGAGCGGCTTTTAATCCTGTTGTAGATGTTTCGTTTTTACCACTTGTTCCTAAATTAATTTTGTAAATTGTTGAATCTCTAGTACTTGCTGGAGCAACTTCGGCAGATGCTTCCACAGTTGTAACTTCATATCTTGTAACACCTATTACGCCACCGTGATCTATTTCTACTTCTGAATTATTAGTAACAACAGTATCTAAATCATAAACATAAATTGATAATGCTCCACTAGGATGAGTTAAATTTACTCCGTCATCGCGAACTAATGCCGCTTGAACCATATCTTTTGTTAATGTTATAGGATCAATTGCTTCGTTTGGATCACTACCTGCTGAAACAATTCCGTATGTTCCGTGACAACAAGAACCGTTTAATGATCTAATTTTTCCACCGCTGTTGGCAAAGTATGCCGTTTCGCAAAAATAAGTGAAACAGGATACTAATTCTGTTAATGCACTATTATTAACAACAAAGCCATAACCTAAATCATTTACTTGAGTAAATGCGTGTGCTAAAGCTGATCTATTACCTGCTGTTTGTATATCAATACTAAAAGGTGTTGCTTCAGAAAATCCATTACCGTCATTAGAAGAACTATCAAGAAGTAATTGAGCTGTTCCATTTGGTCCATCATAACTTTTTATTGCATTAATTTGATATCTATTACCTGCAATATAAAAAGGACAAGGTGTTTGAGGTTTTCTAATTCTTAAACCTGTTCCTGCATCACTTGTTACGTCTAATATAAAAGGACTAACCACGTTAGTTACTTTTGTAGGTAAATTACCTGCGAATGCATCAATATACATTCCACCGCTAAATGTTTTAGCATTTTTAGATGCAGAATAACAAGCCGCGTCAAATGTATAAGGTGATTTAGTATAAACTGCTCCTTCAGGATCTAATACTTCAGAAAAGCCTCCATGATTTTGAAATGTTATATTTTTTATAATACTAGAATTGTTTACTAAAAGTACATCTAAATCTTTATTGTTTTTAGGAGTACTAGCAGAATTATTTGCATCTGACAAATAATGATAACCATAATTTTGTGTTGCAATTGTTAAACCATCAAATGTTGTATCTCTGTAAAAATACATTCGTACCCAAGGAGATTCTGATACTCTGTCTTTTGGTCTAATAATAACTCTTCTAAATTCATCTCCTTGTAAGGAAACGTTTTCAGGTAATTTGATTGGATAATCTTCGTAATATACACCTGATTCAACTTTAATTGCTATGTGCTTATCTCTAATTGGTTGAGCAAATACCATTTCTTCACTAATGGAGAACATTTTAGGTTCTAATAAATCAACTTCAATTGTATCTGCTGATGCACCTGCAGTTACAGAAACCACTCTACCTATTGCTTTAGAAGTTTTACCTCTAACAATTTTTCCAGCAATTAAATCTGGTTGACTTAATTGATTGGCATCTAATCTTCCTGTGCTACCATTATTAAGTGTAAGACTAATTGTACTACCATCAACAAGAGCTGGAGCCGTGCTTAATCCATTAGTAATAATACCTTCTATAATTGTAAATTTTGCTTGAGCAGATGCTAATCCATTTGCATCTACTGTTTGTCCATTATCAATTGTTTGTCCGTAATTTGTTTGATATAAAGTTCCTGGTGCTGTATTTGTTAAAACATTGTTTGTTATTGTTTTAGCATAACCAATCGCCGCCAATGTATGAGCTTTTTGTGTAGTGATTGCATATAATCCACTATTACTATTATAAAATCTTTCACCACATTGTACAGATTGATAATTTGCATTTAAACCGTTTAGTATATCTATAACTAAACCATCAAGCATATAACCTAAATCTCTAATACATAAATTTCTAAAGTTTGTGTGAGTTGGATATTGACTTTCTGTATAAGCAATTGCTTCTTGAATTATAAATTGTCTATTAGCTTCAACTAATATTTTTACTGCTGTATAACCACTACTGTTTGTTACACCTTGAGTTAATACTGTAGAATTATTTGCTCCACTATTATATGTAAGAGTTTGTACCCAAGGACCTGGTTCAAACGGAGCAGTTTTCATTATTTCTTCTGCTCTCTTACAAGCCGCACCTACAGTAGCATAAGCATAACTAGAAGACCTTCCCCATCTGTCTTGAGGTATTCCAGTCATTGAATCATCACCGCTAGTGTTTACATATATGTTACTTTTAGAATGTTCTGCCGCTTCGTCTACATAAAATTTTGTTGCCGCTTGTAAATCACCATCTCTAACAGCGTCTTGAATTTTAGGTACTACATCTAAACCATTTGTAGTAATATCAACAATAGTTGCAACTAGTGAAGTTATTTTTGCAGTAGCACCTGCTTCTGTAGTTTTAGTTTTATAAATTTGAGTTGTAACAACTGGACTTTGATTTGTTGAAAGTGCAACTTGTGGTAAAATATTTGTATTAATAAAATCTCTTAATTTATTATTAACTGCTGTTGCGTATGCAATTTCTCCACTACCTAATTGAGATGAAGCACCTTCCCAATAATATTTTGAAGTTCTTATACTTTCTGAATTACCACCATATCTTATATCATGTGCTAACGCATCAATATTAAATTTTGTATCTCTTTCGCATTTTTCATGACGTGTTGCATTATGAATTCCTGGATTGTTAGCATCAAACCAAGACATTACTTCATCTGCTAAAAATTCTTTATTTGCTTCTATTAAAGTTGCCGCGTTTGGATATAATGCTCCTAGACCTGCCATTGCTCCTGGGTGGTCGTGCAAATTAAGAGCACCATCCATACTGTCACCTTGTCTACGGACAACAGATTTTCTAGGAAGTGCTTCTGAACTTAACCAATTTCCATATAAAGCAGTATCTAATTCAGCATCAGTTATAGTTTGAGTTCCTGTACCTCCACTAGCTACAATTTTAACTCTTGTACCATCATTATCATTTGTTGCTTCTGCTTGGCTGGCGTGTAATGAAAGAGTACTTCCATCTACATATCTAATATAATAAATTGTTGCTGATGTTAAATTTACTGCATCATTTCCTGTTGAATTATAAATGAAAGCTAATCCATTAGATCCTGTGTCAAAACCATGACTAGCTATTGTAAGGTCACCACTATTGTAAGCAGTAATTGTTAATGTATATTCTGTAGTATCTGCGGGTTCTGATCTAACTCTTAATTGGCCTGATGCTCCACTAGGGCCTCCTGAAACTTTTAAATATCTTTGGTCAGCATATTGTTTTGTAATTACAAGATCATCTATAGTAATATTTGAACCATGTGTTGAATTATAATCTGTTACTGCTGTATCTGTTACTTTTACATTACCTATTGCGAAATTATTTCCATTTAAAGGTCCACCTAATGATGGTTGAGTGTCTGAGGCAACTGTTGCACCTGTACTGTTTAAAATAATTTTAGATGCATCACTGGCTGTATCAATAGCCATTCCTATACCACCAGTAAGCTGTCTCATTTCGATAGCATTACCGGCATCGTTTGTTATTGGAATGTTTTTGGAACCTCCAAGTGTATCAGGAGTATCACTTAATGATGTAAATGTTACTTGACCGCCTTGCCCGAATACTGCATATAGTTCTGTAAAGTTTTCATTCGATTTACGAAATGCGTCTCTTATCGCATCACCCGTGCCATCGTTACCTTCTATACCTATATTAATAATCTGTTTAGCCATTTACCTTATCCATATCAAAAGTTATAGATTCTCCACAACCACATGACGATTTAACTTTTGGACTTGTAATATCAAAATATGAACCCCATACTTCTGATACAAAATTTAATTCTGATCCAAGTAAAAACATTATACTTGTTGAATCTACTAATAATTTTCCACCAGTAAATTCAATTAATTCGTCACGTTTGTCAATTTCATTTTTTTCTGCAAAACCCCAGTCATAGGAAAAACCAGCACATCCTCCGCCTTTAATTCCTAGTTTTACTGCATATTTGTTGTTTTGTGAACAAAGATCTTTAATCTTCTGCTCTGCAGAATCAGTAAGTGTTAATATCGCCATTTTTATGTTTCCTGTTAATGTTATTTATGGTAAATTTATTAATCCTAATGTAAATAATAACGTATGTTTATTAGTGCAGAAAAAATAGTAACTTGGGCAGAAAGAACAAGTAAATTAGGTAAAAAACACAAATGTAAAAGAACAAAAACAGTATATTCTTTTAAGTGTGATTCTTGTTCAAAAATGTTCTCTAGACTTAAAGGTAGTATAGAGGTGAAACGATTGTCTAATTTTTATAAACACGTATGCAATGAATGTAATCCTAAGAAATTTGCTCAAGAGCAAGGTGTCAAGCAAAGAAAAATACTAGATATGCCTGTATCTAGTAAAAAGCGTATAAGCGATTTTTAATTATTATTTTTTCTTTTTAAACCAGTTAAAAGGATTAAGTAAACCAGCTAAATCTTCAACTTTTTCGTTTACCCACCATCCTACAACAAATCCAACTATAAATGCTATTGTTAAAAACATATTTGTCTCCTTGTACTATATTTATTTCCAATTCTCTTTACACCACGGGTCACAACATACTTTAGGATTAGGATCTCCATGAAATATAGCTATGCTTGTTTCTTTCTGTATTGTGGGGTGACCGGGTGATTTAAAATCTCTAATACCGTCTTGTCGTCTAATTAATGGGGGCCTATTTCTCATTTCCCATTTATAACTCATTATCCATTCGTCCGGCCAAAACTCAAAATTATTTTTTACATTGGCAAATAACCAATCTTGGTCGCCGTGAAATCGTCTTGCTGTATGTCCTGCGTCTTTTATAAATTCATTATAAACTTGTGGATGTTGTCCTGTTTGCCATCTAACAACACTTGAATTAAATCTGTTCCATTCTTTATTAGTAGATCTATTAAAATCTCTTACTACACAAAAAGAACCAGGTTTGTAATGAAAAAGGTTGTCTATATTTTTAAATATTATTACATCTAAATCAATATAAAGAACTGTACTATGTTGTAGTTGAGGTAATAAAGGATTCATTAATAAAGGCTTATACCACCATCCTGATATTTTAGGATATCCAGTTGGTAGTTCTACAGTTTTTATATCATTTACTAAACCTGCTCTGTCTTCAGTAAAACAAAGAAATTCATGTTCAACTGTACAAAATCTTTTAATCATACTATGTAGAGTATTAACATAGTCTGGTCCGTATTTGGTTCCTTGTTTAAGACAAATAATTTTATTCATTAAATTCTACCATTTTTTAATATTTTTAATTTTAAGGTTTTTAATACCTTTCCAACTTGGGGGTAATATAAAATGTTCATTTACCCAATAATTAAATTTTATATTTGAAAAATTTTCAAATATTTTTTTATTTTGATATATCCAATAACGCGGATCTACAGGATCAGTATCGGGATCATTATAACTTAAGGTGCCTTTATAAACATTATTTACTTTACTATCTTTGCCATAGAGATCAAATCCTATAATATCTAATTTTCCATCATTACAATTTTCAATACCTATTAAAAGTGCAAATTGTCCTGCTCCCCAATGCATAGGTTGGTCAGGTCTATCTTTCCCTTCATAAAATAGGGTTGGTACTTCAAAAATGCCTGTATACATATCAAGCCAATCGGGCCTAGTATATATCATGGCGTGTTTAGTGTTTTCGTGACCTACTGCTTCTCTGAGCATTCTTCTGTCGACGCATACCAAATGGTCCACTATACAATCTCTAAAGACAGCATTACAGCCAACTATTTCAGATTGGATGCTATTTAATTTGATTGATTTTCTGCTTTCGCCGTTACCTATTATTACCATGCTTAAATACTGTTACTATGTGTATTTACAACCATATTCAGAATTGGATACAAGCAATTGGAACTCCTACTAAAAAATTAGATGGTCATTCTGTTTGCCCATATGCTAAAAAGGCAGATTTTAATTTGGTTATTTGTAAAGAAGATGTTTTAGCAAATTGTTTTGATTTTGTTCGTAATAAACACTTAAAAAAAGAAGTAACAGTTTTTATATTTAATGATGAGCTTTCTATATTTCAATTAAAATTTTTATGCGGATTGCTTAATACAGAATTTCCAAAATATGTGTTTTATCCTGACCATCGTAAAAGAAAAACGTATGTGGGAGAAGCAATATCAAGTAATGGAAAATATAATGTTGTATTAGCACAAAAAAGAAAAGAATTAGAAAAAGCAAGAACTAAATTAAAAGAAACAAATTACTATTCATTTTGGAGTAAAAAATACCTTAAAGAAATTTTAAATACATAACTTATTTTTTAAGTTTTTTATGCTCTTTTCTTCTTTCTTTTCTAGCTTTTATTAAATCAACTTTAATATTTTTTAATTCTTTTGTAATTTCAGCAAATTTAACACTAGCATATTTTTTTAATTTTACAAAGTTGCGTATAGTTCCTACAACCCACCACCACCATATTCCGGCAATTATAGCAAATAAAATGCATATTAGCCCTAGGGTATATTCTAATAATGATTGAAAGTCGAATGCGACTACTAGCAAAACAATAACAAGAGCAATTAGTGGACCTATTTTGGCCAACCAACTCCAAAGGTTAATTTGATTTTCTAGTCTCCGATAGTGCCGAAAGATTTCCATAAACCAGGTGTTCCTGTTTTTGTACATACCCAACCGATAACGTTACCTGGAGTAGGATTACTATTCCATGTAATATCTCCTTGAGAATGTGCGCCTTCTGATGGTGCTTCAGTACCTGTGTGGAATCGTTTGCCTTGAAATCTTATTGGTCCGTCTACATCTAATGATATGTTTTCTGCAATTTGATTAACGCCTATACCAACTTTGCCGTAGACATTCATTTTCATTTGGCCACCTAGTGTTCCAATTTGAACATCACCATGTGCACCAATTGTTATTCTGTCTGTATTATCTGTTTGAATTTTTAATGAGGCTGTTGTATAAGTTCCTATTTCTGCGTTGTCTTCGTTAGGTTGTACTCTAAATTCTACTTCATTAGATGAAACTGATAATTGACCATTAGGAATATCAGTTCCTACACCAAGTCTCATAAAGCCTGCATCGTAGAAAATAAATGAGTCTAAGTTAATATTACCATTAACTGCTAAACCTTCAAGAACGCCTACTTTTTTAAGATTAGAACTTTTAATTGTTGGTCCTAAACTAGTTGCATTTATTACTTCTGTATTATCTATAGAATAACTAGCGTCTTTGTGTAGGTCAATACTATTGCTACTCCAAATTCTGTCAGGGTTTCCTTGGAAACTAAATGTTTTAGTATTTCCATATCCACTCCATTGTAGCCCTTTGCCGTATATGGCATTGGATTCAGTACCTTTAAAATTGATTGATTTATCCACATTTGTTACAGTAGGGGCTTCATCTACAGAGGCAGTTATATTCTCTATAGCATTACCCAATGTAACTAGTCCAGCTTTAACGGAAATTATGTCTTCTCGTATACTCATATGCAATTATTTATCTAATAGTCCGAAGTAATATAACGTCTGGATTAATACGTCCATTTAATTTTAGGCCCATAGCTTTAATATCATCAAGGTCTTCTTTTAGTTTAGTCTTAGGGCCATTTATAAAGTGTGGTAGCTGTTCTGGGGGTTTTCTGAGTGTTTTTTGTACACTAATTTCTTGATTAAACCTAATTATCGACGTACCTTTTACACCTAATCCAGTACCATCTCTTTCTTGACCTTGTGGATCATATACAGATGTTACGTAGTATCCTATCTTTCTAGTTTTAGTATTATAAACCCATAGTTCTTCACAGCCTATTATTTCTTCTGGATTTATACTAATCAATTTAAGCCTATCGTCTTCACGTTTATATTTTAATTTTGAAATTGCTTTTGCTTTATTAACAGGTTTTCTTTTCCTTGATTTTCTATTAGCATTAGCTATATCTATCATATAATCACAAGCCTTGAATATATGTTCGTATGTTTTAATGTGTAATTGTAATTCTTCTTTACTAAATTCGTTGTATGACTCTACCAATTGTTGGTCGTCATCATTGAGTTCTTCGAATGGTTTCTTTTTTGCTTTAAGATAAAATAAGATCTCATCGTATTGTCCTTGATATAATTCTTTAAGTTTTCTTGCGTGTTGACCTTTTGTTTTTTCCTTTTTAAGATACTCTATTAATTTATAGTTTTCAGGATTAAACTTTTCTGGTTTCGCAACTAATCTGTCCAGCCATTGTTCAATTGGCTGTGAAATTTGTCCTACCCTCTGTGCGACTCTTTCTTGAATTGATACCTTATTATCTTCTATTTTAGTTGTCATGCTATATTTGTTATATAGTCATTAGTTATAAAAATCAACGATTTAAGGAAACCAGACTGGTGTTTTTGGTTTTTTTACTTTGATAGGTTTGATAGGAATTGTCCCTTTTTTGCGTCCGCCCTTATTTCGATGTATTCTTCTTGGCGTTTTGTTGAACATCCTTTTCTTGAATGCCATGTTGTTCTATCCTTTTAGCTTTAATTATTCTCTCCCACACTTCTCTAGTTGCTGTCATCATACCTGCACTATTTTTTAATAAACTTTCGTATCTAGAACCGTTTATCATATTAGATAGATACCAACCAATAATTATACCTACTCCTAATATTAATATTATGCCTGTTATTATTTCCATTTAGCAACTCTTTTTTCTGCTTCATGAATTATTTTATGGGCGTTTGCTAATATTGTTATCATTTTTTCTTTTTTTTAAATACAATGGTATGTACCATAGAATAATAAAAATAGGTATTGCAACAGCAACCCAAAAGTGTTTATCATTGTTATACCAAATCAACATACCAATAATACTTCCTATATCTACAACAGTATGTATGGCAATCCACCAACCATAGGTTATCTTTTCAATAATTTTTTCTCGTAAGTTTCTTAAATAGGAGCAGTAATGCCTTGACATTGTAAAGCCATTACTCAAAGCAAATACTAATAAAAACAAATAAAAATTATCCATTATTCTCCTTTCTTTCCTTCTTTTTCGTTTAAAACATCTAATAGATGTCTAGTTAATCCTAATAAACTAGAACCCTCTCCTCTTAATCCAGACCAAAATTCTCTATAATCATCTGGGTCTTTTTCTCTAGGAAAATTATCGGCTTCCATTAATAACTTAGAAAAGTCATCTAGTATTTTTTTTACACTTTTTTCATCGTATAATTGCATTACATCTTCTCCCCGGGTTTAAATCCTCTAAATCTTAAAAATCTAGGAAATCTTAAACTCCATTCATTTTCGGTCTCTTGATTTTGTGTAATTGCATCTGCTCTTACTTCTACTATTTGACCAATTAATTTTTCTTTTGCTTTCCAAAATTCTTCTCTATTTTCATCATTTAATCCAGAGCCTACATTAGTTTTAATAAACTTGCCATCATCTTTACCTTCAACAATAAGTGCTCCAAGTTTACCTACATTTTTACCTGTACCTTCTTCAGTACCAATTACTTTTAATGATACTTCAATAAATGGTTTTAATTTTAACCAAGACGTCGTTCTTTTACACTCATATGGTGCCTCTAGGTCTTTTATCATGATACCTTCATATCCCCCGTCTACTGCCCTCTTATTAATCGTTGTGTACGTCTTTTGCCCTTCTTCTGTGTCCAAGTCAACAATTTCATGATCTAATACTTCTATAGTTGTTAGACTTGCCTTGTGTTGTTCGTACCACGCCTTAACCATTTCTGTTCTATCCTTTTGGCTTTTATTCCAAATACCTTTTTTAAAATCTGCTAATGGAATAAAATCAAATAAATGCAGTTTGGCATCTTTGGCAGTTGTAGAACTTTTTCTATGAATTTGTTTCATTAAATCTTGAAAGTTATCACTCATAACTTCGCCATCTAAAATTAATGGATAAGGTGGAGGAGAGTTTTTAACTACTTCACTTATTTCTTTTGCAATATGTCCAAAGTTGATTAGTTCTTTTCCATTTCTACTAAACATATCAACTTTACCATCTGGGTATACAATTGATACAACTCTAGCACCATCTAACTTAACTTCTAACATTTTCTTACCAGTAAGTTTCTTATCGTGTTTTGCAGAGTCTTGTGCTAGTTGGCAAGTGAATACTGGAATCATATATTGTTTAAATTTGTTTTTCTTTGCAACATTGTTTACAGTTTTTTCTGTAACACCACATCTTAAATCTTTAATTAAAATTCTTCTATAAAAACCATTCCATTGTTCTGCCGTTGCTGAACTCATTACAAGTTTAATTGCATCACGAGCCGCGTGTCCTGTAAGTTCTCTATTATAAAGTTGTTCAGCTAATTTTTTAAACACTTTCCATTCACAGCCTTGAGCTGATATAACGTCATCTTTAGTTGGTACTTGTTTAACTCCAAATGTGTATAGTTTGTCTAAACACATTTTTAGACCTTCAAAGAATTCATCTAATCCTTCTTTCATTGCATCTAAAACTATTGCTTCTTTTTTAAGTCTAGAATTATCTGCTTCTAGTTTTGCTATTACTTCTTGTGGTTGTGTTCTCATATTACCTCGGTTTTAAAATTGTATTTTCAGCCATCGCTTGCCAATTATCTGGAAAACTTTTAGCCAAGTCTGCTACTTTAAGTACAGTTCTTAGACTTACTTCTCTTAGTCTTCTTTTATGACCTTCTATCCATTGGATTATTTCTTGTTTAACCTCTTCTGGTAGAGCATATTCATTTAACATACCGTCTCCTACGATTTGTTTAATTCTTAAGATTTTTTCTCTCATAGTATCAATTGTTAAATCTATGTAGTGACATCTAGATTCTAATGCATTTAAATGGTCTCTTAATTTTTTAGACTTTACATTATCAAATTTAATATTAGTAATGAATATAGCAGAACCTTTAAATTCAAAATGATCTGGTACATTCTCCCTACGTAGTGTATGTGAATCTGTATTCCAACATATTCTTCTAGTTCGTTTAGAATCTAACGCCGCTTTTAATAAGTTTAATGATAAGTCATCTAATAAAACACTATCACAATCATCAAATACAATTACATTATCTTTATCTTGAAAATTGTATAATTTGACATATAGTCCAATAGCACTCATGGCGCCTTTAACAACTTCATATTTCTTTTTAGAATCTCCTAATGTAGATATAACTCCATATCTTTCTAAAACTTTTTCAACACCAAATGATTTACCAACACCTGGAGGTCCAGATACTATCATTGCTCTGATGTCTCCTTTTTTGGTTGCTTTAGTCATTGAATCTAAAATTTCAAAACGTTTACGCATTCTTTCAACAACTTCTTCATCAGTTTCTTCTTTACTAGTTTCTGGTGGTTTGTCTCTTAATTGATTTTCGTTATCTAGACTAATTCTTATGTTGTCTTTTGTTGCACCAGGATATTGTGTGAGATCGTCTATTTTTACTGTGATGAATCCACCTTCTTTATGTGGATATGGTTGGTAAGGTTTAACTAATTTAAAAGTTGTATTTTCAACTTTTCTATTTCTGTAACTTCCTTCTAAAACGTATATTTGCCTTTTCATTTTATTATTATTGCCCTCTCTGTTGCCTTTATTATAATAATACTACCAAATAGTCAGAAAGTCAATAGCCAAAGAAGTCAAGTAATTAGCGGGCCATTCGTCATAAAAATAGGGCCAAAATGAATTCAGCCCTATTAATATCAGAACTAACAGAGTTCTATTTGATTAAGCCTTGTGCTAATGCCTTGTAACCTGCACCTATTACTCTTTTAGATGCTTTACCAGTTCTATAAACTTTTGATTTAGAACCTTTAGGGCCTTTATTTAGAAATACTGGAGTTCCTGCAAATCTTAGTGCTTGTATAACTGCACCTGGATTTCCTGCACCATATCTATTTGATATTGTTGCAGTTGAAAGAGCTTTTCCATTTTCTAAAGCACATTTTACTTTTTCTTGTATTGTACTTGTCATTGAGATATCTCCTTAATAATTAATAATTTTCAATGTTATTACTATAATAAAGGAAATAGGTTGTAATGTCAAGTATGCTTGACTACCAAATTTGATTAAGAGAAGAATTTGGATAACTATCAAAAATTTTCATATCGCGATTTAAAACAGTAGCAACTAAATGTATTCTATCTTCTTCTCCACCATTAAAAAAATTGTGATATTTT